CCGCTACAAGCTAGACCTGGACGGCAAGCCGGAGATCGACCCGGAAACCGGCGACAAGGTCGTCGAAATCAGGATGGTCGTCAATGAGGAGCGGGCCGCACTGGTGCAGCAGCAGGACAAGCTGTGGAAACAGTGCCGCCAGGGTGCGACGGACTTCGGCCTGACGATCGCCGGACGCTGCCGCCTGGTGGCCCCGAAGGCCAAGGAGGAGAAGCCAGAGAACAAGTTCCTGAAGTACGCGAAGGGTAAGGTGGAAGCGTGACCGACCGCTGCACACAGTACGCCCTGGACGTGCTGGCCGGGCGGATCGTTGCAGGTAACACGGTCAAAATGGCCTGTCAGCGCCACGTTGACGACCTGGAGGCGGCGAAGACCGCCCCGTTTGCCTTCTATTTCGACGTCGAGGCGTCGGAGGAGATCATAAACTTCGCCGAAGAACTGGAAATTGCCGAAGGCGACGAGCGCCAGCGGATCACCCTGTACCCGTTCCAGTGCTTCATCCTGGGCAGCTTGAACGGCTGGAGAAAGAAGACCGGAGGGCACCGGCGCTTCAGAACCAGCTATGTACAGCTGGGTCGTCAGAACGGCAAGTCCTTCCTGAACGGCATCCTGGCTGCTTATTACGGCAATTTTACCAGCTACCAGTACCCGAAGATCTTCTGCACGGCCACGAAGCAAGACCAGGCCGATATCGTGTTCGAGGAGATCAAAAAGTTCATCAATTCGGACGGCGATCTTCAGGAGTGCTTCAAAATTCACGACCACAACCACACGATCGACTGCCTGCTGACCAATGGCAAGATCAGGGCCATATCCGGCGACACAAAGAGCCTGGACGGCCATCGGCCATACCTGGGGATCGTCGACGAGTATCACGCCCACCCGACGAACCAGATGTACAAGCTACTGGAGGGCGGTATCAAAAAAATGAAGTCGGCGCTGATCAGTGTGATCACCACCGCGGGCTTCAACCTAAACGCGCCCTGCTACAAGCTATACGAGCATTGCAAGGCGATCCTGAAGGGCGCGACGAGGGTCGAAACCCAGTTTGTTTATATCGCCGAAATGGACGAGGACGACGACCTGTGGCTGCCGGAGAACTGGATCAAGGCGAACCCGGCCCTGGCCTACGATCAGGAGGCCCTGGAGAACATGATCCCGATCGCGGTCACCGCGAAAGATATGGGCGGCGAAGACCTTCGCGACTTCCTGGTCAAGCAGCTGAACAAGTGGCTGCAATGGTCGAATCACCTGTACATTCGCGACCCCGAAGCCCTGAAGGCCTGCGCGTCCGAGCGCACTCTGGAGGATTTCCAGGGACAGCCGTGCTACGTCGGCCTAGACCTGTCCAGCGGTGGCGACTTGACGACGATCGTGATTGTGATCCCGTACTGGGTCGGCAAGGTGAAGAAGTATTTCCTGCATAGCCACAGCTTCATCCCGGCGCGCCGGGTGCAGGAGCATATCGACACCGACCTGGCACCGTATGACCTGTGGATCGAGAAGAAACTGGTCACTGTCACCCGGACCATGGGCGGCATTAAGACCGACTACCGGTACGTCCTGGCATACCTTCAGCTGCTGGTCGAAACCTTCGAGCTGAAGGTCAGAATGATCTGCTACGACCCCCACAACGCCTCCGCCTTCCTGCAAGACCTGGAGGCTATGGGGTACGACAGCCTGGAGATTCACCAGAGCGCGAAGGCCCTGTCAGACCCGACAGAGGACTTCCGACTGGAGATCGCCGCCGGTAACGTCGAGTACAACCGCGGCGAGGAGCTGCTTGTCTGGTCGATCCTGAACGCCCGGACGATCAGCAACAACTACGGCGAGATCAAGATCGACAAAGACGTCACAACCCAGAGAATCGACCCGGTCGACGCCGTGATCGACGCCTGGAAGGTCGCTATGTGCGGCGACGCAGCCCAGACCACCGAGGAGATCGTGGGCGAGTGGCTGAAGATGTACGAAAAGCACAAGAAGGTGAGAACAACAGAATGAAATTACGCGAACACATTCGGAAATTCCTGGACAAGGTGCCATGGGTGCGGGGCTGGAAGGCCTACAACGGCACCAGCAACGTCACCAGCATGAGCGGCCAGTCCCTGATGGAGTGGCTGACCCAGAACGGAAAACGCCGCGGCATCTGGTCTGAGATCACCTACTTCACGTGCCTGAAAACCCTGTCCGAAACCCTGGGCAAGCTGCCCTGGAAGGCTTACAAGGCCACCCGGCAGGGAATCAAGGAAAGCAAAAAGAAGGACGTGATCCGCGTACTGAAGTACCGGCCAAACCCGTTTATGACGCCGACGATCTTCTGGTCGACGGTGGAAATGAACAGGAACCACTTCGGCAACGGCTACGCCTATATCCAGCGCGAATTCAAGCGCATGAGGTACGGCGGCACCTACCGGATCAAGCACCTGTGGATCATGCCGTCGCATTGTGTGAAGGTGCTGGTGGACGACGCTGGTATCTTCGCTAGTGCTGGCAAGGTCTGGTACTGGTACACCGATCCCTGGACTGGAAAACATTCGATTTTCCGGCATGAGGATGTGATCCATGTGAAGACGTCCCACAGCCTGAACGGCCTGACCAGTCTGTCTGTTCAGGAAATCCTGCGGGAAACGATCACCGGCGCGCAGAACGGCCAGACCTACATGAACAAGCTGTACGAGCAGGGCATGACCGCGAAAGCGACCCTGGAGTACACCGGCGCGCTGTCCCCAGAGGCGAAGGAGGCGCTGCGGCAGGCCTTCGAGGACTTCGGCAACGGCCCCCAGAATACCGGCCGCATTATGCCGGTGCCCCTGGGCATGAAGCTGACGCCCCTGGACATTAAGCTGACCGACGCGCAGTTCTTCGAGCTGCGGAAGTACACGGCCCTGCAAATTGCCGGAGCCTTCGGCGTCAAGCCCAATCAGATCAATGACTACGAAAAGAGCAGTTACAGCAACAGCGAAATGCAGCAGCTGTCCTTCCTGACGGAAACCATGCTGTTTATCCTGAAGCAGTACGAGGAAGAAGTCGGCTATAAACTCCTGGGCGAGGAAGCTATGGAGGGCGGCGAGTACGTCAAGATCAACGAGAAGGCCTTGCTGCGAACCGACAGCAAGACCCAAATGGAGGTTATGACCGGCTACACAAACGCTGGTATCTACCTGATCAATGAATCCCGCGGCCACCTGGACATGGAAAGCATTGAATACGGCGACCGCGCCCTGGTCAATGGCACCATGATCCCGCTGGACGTTGCAGTCAATAAGACCGGAACCGCAACCACGACGGCGCAGCAGCCGCCCGATCCTCCGAAGCCACCCGGCACGGAGGAAGACCCCGCGGGAGAAGAAGACCAGGAAGGGGGTGAAGAAGATGCCGAAACTGATGAATAAACGCTACGAAATGAAGGGCACAGTCCGCGGCAAGGTCAAGTCGCGCGGCTATATCGACATGAAGGCAACGGCAACAGGTGCGGAACTGTACCTGTACGGCGATATTGTGGACGATGCCCTGACTGCTGCATATTTCGGGGGCACCTGCCCGCAGGAGATCGCGGACTTTATCGGAAGTCTGAACGCGAACGCCCCGGTGACGATCTACTTCAACAGCCCCGGCGGCGACGTGTTCGCTGGCCTGGCGATCCAGAACATCCTGAAACGCCACGCGGGCCGGAAGACCGGCCAGGTCGACGGCATGGCTGCATCGATCGCGTCCGCGATCCTGATGGGCTGCGACGAAGTCCTGGTGAACACCGGCGCGCAGATCATGGTGCATGATCCCTGGACGTATGGCTGCGGCAATTCCCGCGCGCTGCGCGAAACTGCCGATCAGCTGGACGAAGCGAAGGAATCCATGCTGGATGTGTACATGACAAAGGCGCGCGAAGGCGTGACCCGCGAACAGATCGACGCGCTGCTGGCCGCTGAAACCTGGATGCGCGGAGAAAAGGCCGCGGAGTATTTCGACCTGGGCCTGAAAGAGGCCCCCGCCGTGGCGGCTGCTGCTAGTGACCTTTTTGGTAGCTATCAGAATCTGCCCGAAGACCTGAAGGAAGCAGAAAACAAGAAGAAATCTGACGCAGAGCTGAAGAAGGCCCTGCTGGATGACCTGTACCTGTACGGTACAGTCGAATGAAAGGAGAACAAAATGAACGAGAAACTGAAGAAGCTGCTGGACAGCATCAACGCCCGCAAGCAGAAGGTCAAAGACCTGGTAGCCGCTGGCAAGCTGGACGACGCGAAGACTGAGAAGGCCCAGCTGATCAAGGAGCAGCAGGAGTTCGACCTGCTGTATGACCTGGACGACGATGCACCCCCTGCCGGTACCGCCGGTGACGGTGCCCCCGCAGGCATGAAGGCCGCAGGCACCGGCGACCCTGCTGGTGATCCCGGCCCTGCCCCTACCGTGAAGCAGGTCGGCGCAGCCCTGGTGCAGGCTATCCGTGCCCGCCTGAAGGGCAAGAAGGCACCCGCGGAGGCTTCCGCGATCCTGCTGCGTGACGCCCAGATTCATGCCGAAATGGTCGAAGGCAACCCTGGCGAAGACACTGGTGAAGACGGCGGTCTGACCGTCCCCCAGGATATCACCACCGAGATCAAGGAGCTGCGCCGCGCTACCGCCGACGACCTGGAGCAGTACGTCAACGTCGAGAATGTCAGCACAAAGACCGGCTCCCGCGTGATCGAAGTCGACGCCGACGCCACCGAGTGGCCCGAGGTGGACGAGGGTGAGGAGTTCCAGGAGCAGGACACCCCCAAGCTGAAGAACATCACCTACAAGATCAAGAAGTACGGCGGCATTCTGAAGGTCACCGCAGAGCTGCTGGAGGACACCGCCGAGAACATCCTGGCATATCTGAAGAAGTGGATCGCCAAGAAGTCCCGCGCCACCAGAAACGCGAAGATTCTGGCCGCATGGAAGCTCTGCGTCGGTGAAACTTCCTACGAGATCACTACCGTCGACGACCTGAAGGACATTTTCCAGATTGTGCTTGATCCTGCGATCGCGCAGTCTGGCCGCGTGTTCACCAACCAGACCGGCTTCAACTTCCTGGACAAGCTGAAAGACAAGGATGGAAACTATATCCTCCAGCCCGACCCCGTGCAGAAGACGAAGAAGCTGCTGTTCGGTGAGTACCCGATCGTTGTGCTGTCCAATAAGGTGCTGAAGAACGAAACCGTCGAAGGCGGTATCGAGGTGCCCGTCTACTGCGGCAACACTGAGGAGGCCGTCACCCTGTTCGACCGCAACGTGATCAGCCTGGACATTTCCACCACTGCCGGTGACCTGTGGGCCAAGGACAAGACCGGTCTGAAGGTGCGCGACCGCTTCGACGTGCAGACCGTGGACAACTCCGCAATCGTCCTGGGCAAGATCAAGATCAACACCGCAGGCTGATCGGAGGCTGACCAATGACCGCTGACACCCTGAAGACGCTGACGATCCAGGCGAAGAAGTTCGCCCGGATCGACTACGCGGACGACGACGACCTGGTCGAGATCATGGTCGACGCCGTCGTGGAAAGCATGGCTGAAGTGATCCCTGGATTCAACGCCGACAGCATGACGGGCCGTCAGAAGATCATTCTGTACAAGTCCGTCAAGGAACTGTACGACGACCGGGACAAGTACGGCAAGGAAAAACAGGAGCTGAAGATCGCCGCGGCGTCCATGCTCCTGTCCGAAATCTACGAGCCGAAGGCGGTGCAGTCCGGTGAATAGTGCAAAAATCACCTTCCAGAGCAAGACCCAGGAGGTCGTGGAGGGAAGAAAACAGGAAACCTGGGCGACGTACTACGTCGCCTGGGCTGATCTTCCGGCCCTGTCCGTCCGGGAACAGACCGACGTCCACAACCGATCACTGACTGACGCGATCACGCTAGAGGTCAGAGCGTGCGATCTGGTGAAGAAAATGGTCAACGATCTGAAGAATTACCGGGCGATCTACG